GTTATTTACCCCACCTACTGTGATTCCACCACCACTTTCCGTTAACGTAAGTTCGACAGTAGAAGAATTTATTGTCTTTCTAATCTCAATTTCAACAGCAGCAGTACTTAAGTCAATAGGCACAGTATTGGCAGTCAAAAGGAATATCTGACTCCAAGTATTAGTTTTCCAAATAGATATATTGTATTGAGCTGGTCTAAAATCAGCGTTAGTGCTTATGCAGGACATTCTTTATAATTTTTACAAATTTAATCAATTATTAGATAAGTCTATCTAATCCACTTCCCCATTGGACAAGCCTTGCCACCAACAGGTGAAAACACCTTGCCAGATGTAGCACATTTACACTTGCCACAATAGTCTAAAACCTTGCTTTGTACCCAATCCTCGCATTCAATACAAGTAGATAATCTCTCTTTTGCTATGAATTTTTGGTCATCTGTAGGCTTGAACATTCTAGCATAAGACCTTAATATTTCTTCTAGTTTAGTCATAATAGCCTGTCCATTTTATATTTGAATAATATCCATATAAATGATTGCTCCATACTAGATCTAAATTTGGGTACCTATTTAACATAATTAATGGAGTTAAATCAAATTGTATATGTTTCTCATATTGATTAATTAAATGATGTTCATTATAATAGAAATCTACTCCACCTTGTGGGCATATATACGGAACTGCTACTATTACATTTTTACATCTTGATAAAACATTAATAGAATCTTCAATAGTTAAATGTTCTAAAACATCACCAATTATTACAAAATCATAATCAGATATATCAAATTCTACAATATTACCAATGTATATGTTCTTATACTTGTCTTTCAGGTCGTATGCTTTTACATAACCATCATATATTTCTAGCCCATCTATATTATAACCATACTCTTTTAAGTAATTAGCATATGTACCTATTCCTGGGCCAACATCTAAAATCTTACTTGCAGTAGTAGTATTCTTTAAAATAAACTCTATGGCTTCTTTTTTACCAAAATGATATGAATGTGGCATTATATTAGTATTGATTTTTTAGCAACTTCACAAATCTCTTGCCAATAGTAAAAGGAAGCCTTATTAGGGCCTACGACAATATTATCACCATATGGCAACTTATTAACATATGAGCCTTTAAAGAACATACCTAAATCAGGGCCACATACACCTGAATTATGTAAAACAGTATATTTTAGTGCGTGGTCATAAGGACTTGTAACCCACCCAAAATCCATCCTTGTATCTACTCTTGTTTCGTGACCTGCTAACCAAGCATTATAAAGCAAACTCCACATACCTGCAGTCCACTTTTGTATAGGGTAGTCGTGTTCGTCAACTAGCTTATATAAATGTTCTGTTTCGCAGAAATGCTTATATAGTTTTACGCTATCCAATTCTACCTTATTCCAAAAATCATAGGTAGTATTTTTGACTATGTACTGAGCACCTCCACTATTGTTATTCATAAGCTTCGGTATTAGCGTAGAAATGCCTATAATTTCGCACATCTTTTCGTAAACCTCATAACCCTTGCTTGTAACATAATCGTAGTTAATATAGCTGTTTGTGTCGCTTAGATACCAAGTATTACCCTTCTCCATTGCAGCAAAATCTGGAGTCTTAGTAAATATTATATCTGAATCGTGAAGATAAAGTATATCATACTTAACATCATCCCTTAAGATATGCTGTTTAAGTAAATGGAAGTATATAGAAGGTGCGTAGCCTTTATCTTCTCTTGTATCTTGGTAGAAAAAGAATCTGACAGTATTGTAATGGTTGGCTAGTTTAACCCAAGTTTCAGGTACGTGGCCAACAATGCCACATACAATATCTATTTTATTAGGGTTAATTCCGTGTTTTTTAAAGTTGTTAATTACAACTTCTACTTGCCAGGTATAGTAATCAGTAGCAGGTTGACAGCAAACATATCTCATTGGTTTTAGTTTTATCTTTTGGTTTCGATAATATATAGGTTTTCATAATTAAATACAATCTAAACAGTCCTCGTTTGCAGTACAAGATGTATTACAATCAGTAACTGACAATAAACCAAAAATAACTGTAATGCTAGTCCCTTCTGTTAAACAATTAGTTTGTACTACCCCAGGTTCAATATTTCTAGTTACAGTAGTCCCATCTGAACATCTTGAATAAGAATAGCTACCAGTTGCTCCACCTTCATTATACACAGACCAACATTCGCAACTTGGAGGAGCTGTAGTTGTAGTGGTTGTACTAGTAGTTGAGGTAGTAGTTGAGGTAGTTGTAGTAGTAGTAGTAGGACATCCTGTAAAACCTGTAGGAACAATTAAATCTTTTACTCCACCTGGATCAGTAGTATATATTCCAACAATTCTATAAGTATCTATTGGGGATACTGTTTCAACTCTTTCATTAATAACAAATGTTCCTGCTATATATTGCTCTGAAGTTTTATGTGTAGTTAAATTACTACAAAGTAATAAATCATACCATTCATATGCTACAGTTGTAGTTGAAGTCGTTGTTGATGTAGTTGTTGTAGGACAAGAAGAACAAGCAGCTTGAGCTGTTGCTGAACTTGTAGTTCCATTCTTTTTATAATATCTTACTTGACCACTACTAGCTACCCAAAAATAACCGTCATTTGTAATTTCACTTAAAATACCTGATGAAGTAATTGTTGTAGATGAACAAATATCAGTTCCACTACCATTAAATGTCCAAGTACCATAACTTAGCCCATCACAACTACATGCACTCGCATCGCTAAAATCACTCATGCAAGCAGTAAAAGGAGGCTTCGTAGTAGTGGTTGTAGTTGTTGTAGTTGTTGTAGTTGTTGTAGTTGTTGTAGCTGGGCAACTATAACAAGCAGCTTGTGCTGTTGCTAAGCTTGTAGCACCATTCTTTTGATAATATCTCACAATACCACCACTAGCTATCCAAAAGAAACCATTATTTTCAATTTCAGATAATATACCTGTTGATGTAATTGTTGATGAGTCACAAATGTCATTTCCACTACCAAAGAATGTCCAAGTACCATAACTTAAACCATCACAATTACATGCACTTGCATCACTAAAATCACTCATACAAGCAGTAAATGGAGCTTTTGTAGTAGTAGTACTAGTTGTGCTAGTAGTACTAGATGTTGTACTTGTTGTACTTGTTGTACTTGTTGTACTTGTTGTAGTGGAAGTAGTAGTAGTAATTTGGCATATTTCAGTACAAGTATTATAAGGAATACTTTGTAATACATTAGCAGCTCCTTCTGTAGATGCAGTTTTTACAAAGTAAACATAAGTATTACTACCATCTATAGGTTTATAAAACTTGTTTAAAACTGCAGTATAGCCTATAGGGAAAGATACTTTTATATTGCTATAAACAACTGTGCACTTAAAGCAATCATACATATCTGCTAAATAGAAGTTATATGGCGATTCTGTGGTGCTTGTTGTTGAAGTTGAAGTTGTAGTCGTCACTGGGGTAGGGTCTCTATAATAAACACCAGAACCAGTAAATGAGATTGAATAAGGGCTTACACTATTCATACTGCCACTAATAGAGTAATTAGATATAAAGCAAAAGCCACTTATATACTCATAAACACCACTTCCATTATCTATAGTGAATCTAATTGTAAATATGGTTCTATTTTTTTGCTCATTAGCAATATCGTCTATTGAATACCCACTTAAAGTCGTTAGCCCATCACAAGTGACATTCCAATTAGAAAGGTTTGTAGTAGGAAGTTTAAAATAAGCATTACTTGGACTAGCCAACTCAGCCACATCAGTAGTAGATGAAAATGTGCAATTAGTCGAACAAGCAAAGGGAACCTCTGTTGCAGGAATAGTAGAAGTATCTAACTTGTATAAAATAATATTTTCGCCTGAAACAACTCCCATTTGGCAAATTTACTAAGTTATTGTGTATGCTCCAACTCCAGTTAAACTAACTGAATAAGTAGAGGTGTTATTATTAGGGCCAGTAATAGATAAAGAATTGATAATGGCACTACCTGTAATAAGCACAGTAGTAGTACCATCGTTTATAGAAAACTTAATCCCTATTGATTCTTTACTTAATTGACTATTAAGCATATCCCTATACGAGTACCCTGTTAAAGATATTAAGCCATCGCAGTTGACAGTCCACCCAGCTACATCTATTTTAAACTCTCTAAAATAAGCAGATGTTTGGCTAGTTACTTCTACCTGGTTTACACTAACATCAAAGGTG